GCTGGTAATGCTGCATTAGCAAATGCTTCTGTTCTAACCGCGAAAATTGCAGATTCACAGATAACTAACGCTAAAATTAGCGATTTATCCGCGGATAAAATCAATGCAGGCACATTAGCTGCAGCCCGCATTGCAACCGCCTCTTTAGACGCTGCCAAAATAACCACAAATACTTTAAATGTAGCCGGAATAGCGATTGATGGAACGATGGGGGCAATGCAGGCTTCTTCCGGTGTCTATACATTTAGTAATACTAATATAGGTAATTCTCCGCAGGCGTCTTATTACGCTCCAGAATCTATATGTACACCTATAGCTTTAACAATTCCTGTAACAGGCTCAGCAGCCGCTAAGTCTTTTTTAATACGTCTTTCAGCTATTCCGGGCGGATCAATTGAGTCAGCCGCAGCTGTTACTTCAGTCAACTTTAGTACGCCAAGTTATACCACTGCCTCAGGGTTTTTGTATGGAAATCAAACTGCAATCGTGGTTCAAATAGGTTGGGCTGCAGCTTCCTACGGTACTAGTTTAGCTTGGAACGCCGCACCTTTTTATTCGAGTGGTACTTTACAAGCCACTTATGCCAGTCGCTTTGATTATTCTGTTATGGCCGTACCTATAAGCCTTGCACTGAAGCTTACTGTTACAACAAGCGACAGTAGTACAACCCCTCTTTATATTTATGGGTTTGCGGGTCTTTTCGGTGTTAATAACCCATCACTGTCGTACGTTTTATCTGTCGAAGGATTGTACAGGTAATGGATATAAGTATTTATTTAAAATCTACAGGGCAGATAGTTTCTACGAGGAATATAAATAATGTGTCTGAAATATCTCATTTAGAAGACGAGTATGGTTATGTAGAAGGAACACATAATCCTATATTTGAGAGATTTGATGGCTCTAATGTGGTGGCTTATACCCCTCCTTATGTCTCTGGTACTAACACTCTTATCGTTAGAGCAGAAAGAGATAAGCGGTTAGCAATGTCTGATTGGACACAAGCACCTGATAGTCCATTCTCGAACAGCAAGAAAGCGGAGTGGGTTACGTACCGCCAAGCGTTGCGAGATTTGATGGCCTCTTACAGTGATTCAACGGCACCTGAGGACGTTACCTGGCCTACTGAGCCTTCTGCCTAAAAGTGAGGATATAGATCTATGAAACGTCCCGGAATGAAATTAAAAAAACATAGTGTGTCTAAGCGGCAAGCACAGGCTATTGCACGATTACCTCAAGACAAACAAGCTTTTATTAAACGTCGGATTCTTATGGGCGATACTCTTAGGCAGGCTAAAAAAAGAGCAAAGCCTATAAACGAGTAGCGCTATGGATGGCGTTGTAGCATTTATTAGTGAAGTAGGATTTCCTATAGCGGCTGCACTAGGACTGGGTTGGTTTATCTGGAAGTTGATCAACCGTATTATTGATGGGTTAGAAACTAAGGTAGATACGCTAGACGATAAAATACTGGAAGCTATTAGCCATTCGGAGGAACGGATGAGTGTAAAACTAGATGGGCAGCAGGCGATATTAGTTTCACTTATAGATCGAGTACGCAGCGTTGATAATCAATCCATACGTCAAGATGTGCTGCTGAAGACTTTGATTGGCAAATCTGAGCTAATTGATACGGAGCTTGTTGCCAAAGCAGGTAGGGATGATCAACGTAAAGACTAGGCAACAAAGATGGCTAGTAGAACTCACGTTGCTTTTATTTCTTACCCCCCAGAGTAGTGTTGCCAGCGAACTCATACATAGATTTGGTAACCCTAGTTTTAGTGGTATTAATCAATCCTCCCACTACCTAACTATAGACGAGCAAGAACGTACGCGCGTTGATAAGCGAGCAGAAGCCGCTCAAGATCTTTTAGATGAGCAGGCGCGTGAAGCAGACAACACTGTTCTCGCTAAATTCCTTAGAAATCTGGAATCACGTATTTACTCCACTTTAGCTAAAGATATTAGTGAGTCGTTATTTAACTACGGGAATACACCCGCTGATGGTAATCCTATAGCAGGAGAAATTAATCTAGAAGGTAATATCCTACGGTGGGTAAATGACGGAAATACAATTACTTTAGTTATTGAAGAATGGTTTGATGGGGTCATTCTTTCTACTACAGAGATTAGTATACCTGTAGGTAGCTTTGGGGGTTGTTGGGTAGATTGCGATAGCGAGGGTGGGTAATGCGATTCCTACTATTGGGGCTCGTTATCCTTCTTCTTGAGGGTTGTGCTGGAGTAGCTCTTCAAAGTGATAAGTGCCTTAGCATTTTTATTTGCCCAGAAGGCCCTAAGATTGTTCCTAGTTCTGCCCATCAGCTTTTAAACCTCCCTCCCCCAAATACTAAAGCGGTTGTTACAGCATATAAATTCCCTGATCTGACTGGGCAACGGAAAAGTTTAGATAATGTAGCCAGTTTTAGTAACGCTGTTACCCAGGGGGGTCTAAGTATACTGATTGAAGCACTACGGGACGCGGGGCGTGGGAGTTGGTTTGTAGTAGTGGAGCGGGCTGGCCTGGATAACTTAAGTAAAGAGCGTCAACTTATTGTAAATACCCGTAAGACTTATGGCGGGGAGGAAGGAAATACCTTAAAACCCCTGCTCTATGCGGGCCTCATATTAGAAGGTGGGATTGTAGCGTACGACTCTAATATCCGTACCGGGGGTTCGGGTGCCAGATACTTTGGGATCGGGGTAAACAACCTCTACAGAGAAGACATAGTAACGGTTACTTTACGGGCTGTACTTGTACAAACCGGGGAAGTACTACTTAATGTAACAACTACTAAAACGATTCTATCTACAGGTCTAGGCTCGGATTTATTCCGGTTTTTTGATTTAGGGACTGAGTTGGTAGAGATAGAATCTGGAAAAACCCAGAACGAGCCTGTAGGCTACGCAGTACGAGCTGCTATAGAGGCAGCTGTGTACGGGCTAGTGATGGAGGGGATGGAAGACCAAATTTGGGATTTTAACTACCCTGCGTCAGGTTTAGTGGAGAACCGAAATGAAACTGATAAAGGTACTCAGTAGTGTTTCCGTATTAATTTTTTCAGCCAGTATATTTAGCGCCGATAATGACATATACATTACCCAAACGGGGACTGGGCTTACACTTACCATAGACCAAGTAGGTGCTGGTAACGTAGTGGGTACTTCTCAGGCACGCGTGTCCTTAAGTGGTACTGGAATGACGGTCGATATTGATCAACTGGGTGACACCAACACCTTGGCGGCTAGCATTGGTCAAGCTAACACTAGTAGTTTTACCTATAAAGCTACGGGCGATTCTAATACGGCTACGCTCGCTGTTGGTGCTACTGGTGATGTGGCGGGGTCAGACCTCGACTTCGAAGCAACGGGTGATTCTAACGTACTTACTTTCACCCAAGGCGATGCATCTACTGCGACGGCCGGAAATCAAGACATGGTCATTACCGGAACATCTAACAACATGAATGTTAAGTGTAATGTTGTTGGGTGTAAGAATGAGTGGGCCGTTTCCGGAAACTCGAACGATGTAGATACTCTGCAGTCCGGGGCCAGTGATCATACGATTGTAGTGTCACTGACAGGTAGTAGTAATAACGTTGACGTAGACCAAACCGACACGGCCAACGCTAATGTACTCAACTTAACTGCTACTACTTCTAACGGGACTATAGATATTGACCAATGCGCTTCTGGTTGCTGATCCTATTAGGGTTTAGTGTAAGTAGTAATGCAACTGATATCGGGTCTATATCTGAGTTCCGTGGTAACGGAGAAGTTGTAAGAGAAGGTGATAAAGATAAACTTCCTGCTAAGCTTTCTCTAGGCATCCTCTCCTATGACGATGTCCGTACGGGCAATGGCCGTATGGCAATTGAGTTTCTTGATTCTTCTATTCTGAAACTTACTGAGCATTCCAAAGTAGTTATTGATAACTACATTTTCGATCCTGACCCTGACAAATCTCGGCTGGCCTTAAACATGGCGAGTGGTACGGCCCGATTTATTACGGGTGCTTTGGGTAAGATTAATAAAGAGAACATTTCAATACGTACACCCAGTGCTACGATCGCTATTCGGGGTACGGATTTCACCACAACAGTCGACGAGCTAGGCCGGTCGCTGATTATTTTACTTCCCGATGCAAGTGGGGTTGCGTCTGGCGAGATAACAGTGACGACATGGTCTGGAACAGAAGTGTTAGACCAACCTTTCCAAGCTACTATGGTGTCTACCTTTGAGTCCCGGCCCACTCCGAGTGTCGTCCTTGGGAACTTAACATTGGGTATGATTGATAATATGTTAATCGTAAATAAACCACCGGAAGTTCAAGTAGCCTTAACTGAACAGGAAGGGGGGACCACTACAGAGTTGGATAGAGACTTCCTTGAAGAAACGACTCCTAACTTAGATAAGGATTTTCTCGAAGAGGAAGAAGAAATAGGTCGGTTAGATATTGATTTACTGGCCTTTGATTTCCTTGTAGATCTTCTTGATCTAGTAGAAGCGGGGTCAAAGAAAAAAACTACTTCGGGAGGGGAATTGCAGGGCGTTACTCTACAAGGGCTTACACCAGGCTACGATCCTGTGTACCAAACCTATTCTTTTGTAGAAGGAGCACATGTGTTCTTAGTTCACCAGGGGGCGAATACCTTTGACATTGGATTGGATAAAGACGCTTCCGCCTATGTTAATGTAAATTCAGCAGGGATGGTTATGGAGGTAGAGGTGAATGGCGCAGGTGACAATACTATTTCTATTTATCAGTCTCCTTAGTACATATTCGTACGGGGATACTAATACCATTACGGTGCAGACAAAGGGTACGGGGACTAGTATTGCTGTTCAACAAGCCGGCGCTGGGAATATTACGGGCGTGTATTGTGGACTAGGGAGTTTTGATAACTCTTTAGTTGGTACTCATAATTGTGATGGTGGTACTATTTCGATAACAAT